CAATATTTTAATAAATCATTTAGGTTATTTAAAGTTGCTGAGTATATTGACGATGAATTCTTCCTTGAGAAGAATTATGGAGGTAGGAATTTAGCTGCACATATGTATGGACCTGGGCTCGCCAATCATAATCTTACATTTGGAGGACGATTAAACTTAGGCTCAATTTCTACTAACTCTGCATTTAATACTAACACGGTAGACACGATAGCATATTACCCTCATTGGAAGTATATTTTTAATAATCCAAGTATGGATGGTAAGACATACATATCAGCCAGTGGTATAAACTATGCGTTAAGCGCGTCTGTATTTAATTCTATGTCAGATACTCCGACAGAATCTCATTTAGATGAGATTAAGTATTTACATACTTCCGGGGATTCTTACAAGGTCTGCAAGACTGCTTTAGAAAACGTAGACCTAGTAGGGAAGGCAGCCGGAGGCACCGAGTCTTTTGTAGTTGTTAACGAAACAAGTAGTGTTTATGCCGCAGACTCCGGAAGCACCGAAGGGTATGGAAGTGTATCCTTATTTAATCAGGATATGAATAATGATTCTCTAGATGAAAATGCGTCTTTAAGATTTTCTTTAGATGGAAATAAAAATTTAATTAAGAACGGAGAGTTTAAATATTTACCTTCTGCAAGTGGAACTGAGTACGGTCTTAATTTCACATCTTCCCTCGCAGGATGGGAATTAATTGACCATGATAACACTCCAGCAGCTTATACGGGAGGTAATAATGTAGGGGAGATTATAGCATCTTCTGTAACTAATCATAATAAAGATAGAGTTACGCGATATGTTCAAGCTACGGCTTCAGGCGGAGGGGCTAGTGGTTCTTCCGATTCGTGCATCCTAAGAACTTCCTCTCAGGGAGTGAGAGTTATTAGAGGTCTTATACCTGGGAAGAATTATACTTTATCTGTATCGTATCAAACTTCATCTTCTACATGTAGTGGAATTAGATATCAGGTAAGAAACTTAAGCGAATTAGAAAGAGGTGGAGTGTCTTATGATTTAAAAACCGGAAATACTTGGGGAAGGAATCATCTAATAACCGATATACCTAATATACCGGCTTCTACCTCTATGACCACATTTAAGACAGATTTCACTGTAAGTAGTAGTTTCTTAGTATCGGATGAATATCAGTTAGACTTATACTTCCAAGGGAATGTAGCAGGTACTCCTGGGACTTACGCAAGCGAACTCAGTGTTACTAATGTAAGCGCTGTAAGTTTAGTTGAAGCGCATAGCTCCAGCCCGAATTCTTTAATTCCAGATAGGAGTTACGATATGACTATTAGAGCTAAAGCTAAGTATCTTAACGATAGTTTAGGGTTTAGAATTTATACAGACCCGATTCCTGAGTTAGATTTTACAAATTACGCTGAAAGAGACTTACACCAATTCTTTTATAATACTAGAAAAAATGAATGGAAAAATTTAAATAAATCTAATAATTCTTGGAATATAATTCCAATAAGTAACTTTAATATCGAGTATGACTCCCTAGGAGTTAAAACTGGATGGATGACAACTCAGGTAAACTTTAACACGAAGAATAGTAGAACAAGGTATAATAAGCAAGATACCACATTTGTAAGGCATGGTAACAGACCTCATAATGCCAATACTGCGTATTACCTAGAATTTACAAAAGCTAATGGAAGTACTCAGTTTGACAGCTGTATTACGATAGATTCCGTAGCCTTTAGGGATACTGCATATACTAGCGTAGCATCCGAGTATGACTTGAAAGACTTAGAAGTTGTTTTCAAACATTTTGATTTTTTGGCTAATGGAAAGCTGTCTAGAGACTCGGCTCATTCCTATCTAATATACGGAATTACTGGAGGGTCTAGAGGAAACTACATAGAATCTGTAGGCGGCTCAAACCTAGGCGTTACAGACCCGGCACCTCATCCATATGGACAAGGACTCCTCTACGATTTAACTGACGAATAATGAAAGGCTACATAGAAATTTACCATAATGGACCCTCGAAAAAAGAACTTATTTTTGAGGAGCATAATATGATTGTTGATAGTGCGGGGGAGCATGTTGTAGATATACTTACCTTAAACCCTGAGCCTTCTTCTTTAGTTCAGCAAACTTGTTATTCCACCGCCGCATCAGCATTAGGCGTTAAAGCTATGACTTTAGGGTCTGCTAAACAGAATTTCAGATACAGAAACTCTCGCCACTTAACAGCCACATTAGCTTCTGGGACAACTGTAGGAAGATTTTATAACCTAGAGCCAAGGATTCACAACTATACTTTCTCGGGTACTGGACCTAACTTGTTACAAGCTGATTCTGCTTCCGCAATAGATAATAATTATTTTCTAAGTGGCTCTAGTTATTTAAGTAATACGAAGTTTGAAAGTTATGTATCTCCTCCTGTAGGAGCCGCAAATTCCGAGGAAGCTAAACAAGTACAACTTGCTGACTTTACAGGCTGGACCGCGTATAGCCCGATAAATGACTCTACTACTCCTAATGATAATATAGACTTTGCATCAACGAGTGATGGAAGTGGAAGTGTTAGATATGCTACATCAGCCCTTTCCTTAGGGCTAGACCAAAAATCTAATACTTACGTTGATTTACGAGCTTCGTCCACAAGTTTAATAACCGCAAACGCAGGAGCAGTCGCGTATATAGAGCAAACATTTAAAATCCCTGCAGAAGCTAACCATTTAACAAGCGAAGGATTTCCCACTAATCGAGCAGACTTATTCCCAGATGGGTATAACTTATCTTTTTGGTGTAAATCAGAACACGCAAGTGCTAAAGACTTAACCGTAGAACTAAGAAGCTCGACAGGAAATCTTTATGCGTTTAGCGGAAACACTGGCAATCACTCCGCATGGATTACTAACCCTATTGAAGCTTTGCCTTTAAAGGTGGCTAAATCAGCTAATTGGAAATTTGTAACTATTCCAGTAAACTTCTATGGGTTTCAGGATGAATTGCAATCAGATTTAACCGTTAGATTCTTAGGGGATGGAACAGGCTCTGCATTCCAAAGTTGGCATATCTCTAGCCCCTCATTTGGAATAATCCCAGGCATTGAAGCTCAATCTATGAATGCTAGTTCGTATGTGCATAGACTGTCTACTAGCGCTCTTACCTGCAGATTGCAGCATAATGGATATCAATTAAACCATCCTCAATTTGTTCAAAAAGTTTCAGGGCTAGAGACAGGAAAATCTTATTCTTATGTTGTAAGATATAAAACTTACTCTAGTACTGTAGCGCCTAAGATTGAACTTATTCAAAATAATTCAATCGAAGATGATGTTTCCATGTTTGATTATTATAATTTTACCACTTGTAAATGGGAACAGGCAGATGCTATGGGATACGCTAGTACAGATGCTCGTTATGAACTCCCTTTATCTACTTCAGAAACCACAGAAACTATAGGTCCAATTAATGGTGTAAGTGCTAATGATGTTTATATTAGATGGACTCACCCAAGTAGAGACCAGAATGAAGTTACGGATGATGTAGGCTTCGAACTTTATGAAGTTAAGTTAGTCAATAACGCACATATTCTTTACCAAGGAGATTATGGTAATACTAATTATCAAGAAGACTTAGAAGATAATACAATTTTCATGAAGTCCCCGGTAATAAAAAATTCTCTAAGGAATGAAGACACTAATGCCATGGGAGCGGTAAACGTACAATCTAACGTTTCAAGCTTAGAATACTACGCTAAGTTTGATTTTAAGGAAGACGCTTCCGGGGGAAGGTATGATATTACTCATACAATGACTCAGAAAGAGTTAGCTCCTTTGTCGGGGGATTTCCTTCACTATGCATTTAAGTACCAGAATACAGGAGATATAAATGGTATAGAAGTAGAAGTTAAAGCTCATGATAAAGGACGAACTTATACATTCAGTAATGACGCAAGCAGCTGGATTAAGACAACCGATTATTTAGGAGCTTGGACAAACCCCGTGGATAATCCAGGAACAACAGCTGAAAATGCTATAACTGCCGTTAGACTGCACGAATACTTTTCTCCGGGGATACCTATCCCTAGATTTCTATCTGATGATGCCATGTATGAATTTAAAATTACACCATACGCAACTAAGGATACCTTAGGTAACTATACTATAATTGCTGACTCATATATTAATTTGTCGGACATTAGAGTTTACCGAGCAAATACAGATTCTTCGGTAAGTTCTTTTACTCCTGAAGCGCCTACTCCTATGGATACTATTATGCAGGCAAGTTCTGTAGGACCTGGGAATCAGGGACACTTTGTAAATTATTTAAGTTTTTCTGGCGCCGATGAATATACCAACATGGACTTCGAAGACGTTGTACAGCACGGTGCTTATATCCCATCAGGAGGAATTTACATTCCAGGAACATCATTCGGATATACTCATCCCGGAAATAGAGTTAATGATATGTCTGGAGCTATCGTTGGAAAGCTAAATGATACAAGCTCAGTAAATAGTGAAGGATACATCTTAGAAAGTAGAGTAGCTAGAAGCGCTCAAGTAGAAGGAGACGCCAGTGCAGGGTTTGTAGTATCCGCGATAGGAACTTTAAGCTCTACTAGAGAAGTTAAATATCTTTTAACAATAAAGTACGAAGATTGGAAATTTATAGACTATTACTATGGAGGGATAGGCTCTATAGGTCTTTGGTCGTTGGATAGAGAAAAAACTCTAGACAAATATTCAGATGAAACAGAGACTGCGTCTATTGACCTATATAATCTAGACCCCGCGCGTAACCCAATATTTAAACTTTTTGCGAAGAAAGTGTTCTTCCCAGGAGGCTTAAGATTGAATGAAGCGTCATCCCAAGATGATTATATAACCATACATTGGGGGATAACATTCTAATGGCATCAAAATCACTACTAGACACTTTAAATCCTAAAGGACATTTAGAGATTATTAAACAATATAAAGACGGCACATCAGAGACCGTTCTGTCAGACCATAATATTATTACGGTAG